GGCAATCAACAGTTTAATGAAACGGTTTTTACCCGGGGGGAGAGCAAACGTGCTGTATAGCACCTGCAAGTGAAAGTTGATTGTACGCACTGGGATGGCCATCTTGTCAGACATCTCTTTAGCCGTCATTCCCTTTGCTAGGTAATGAAGTATGCGGCGATGCGTTAATGGTAATGTCTGTAAGTCAATCATGTGATTCCTTTATGTATGTATTACTAGCGATGTCGATGTAGATATTATCACTTGCTGTCATTGCATATTGTCGGGATACTGCGTACATGGGCGTAGTAAAGAAATACCAGAACCCTGCTGGTGGTCTCAATGCCGCTGGACGAGCGCATTTTAATCGCACGACTGGCTCTAACCTAAAGCCACCTGCGCCAAATCCTAAGACTGATAAAGATGCGGCACGTCGTAAATCATTCTGCGCCAGAATGGAAGGTATGAAGCGTGCTAATACCTCAGCCAAGACGGCCAACGACCCTAATAGCCGCATCAATAAATCTTTGCGTGCATGGAACTGTAACTAATGGCAGACAAATATCCACAGGGACTTAAGAAAAATCCAATTAAAGTCCGCAATCCCAATGGCTCTGTTACGAAATACAATTCGTACCGCGAGGCAATGGATGCCACCGACAATATGGGTAAAGCGGTAATGAATGAACATTTTAGTCCACTTGGAGGACAAGATGCCTATACCAAAGCCGATAAGCAAGCCATCAAAGAAGGATATGACCGTAATGAACCCGGCGGCTTGGAACCTGTTGTAAATAAAATCCGAAACACAAGTGACACTGTTGAAAAACGCAATGCTGACTGGATGTCTAAAACCGCCTCTAAAAAACCATCCTATCCAAGCCAAGGCAAGATGTCTAAGTTGATGGAAGAAGACCTCAAGAAGAAGGGTAGTAAGTAATGCCTAAACGTGACGTAGGAACTCCGGGGTTATCTGGCTATGATAGTGAGATGTATACACCTATTCGAAATCGCAATGGCAGGTTAGTAACTGTTGTTGAAAATAAAAAGAATATGGCATTGCAAGGTGTTGACCCAAAACGACAACTTACAGACTCATATGTAGAAGAAGGCAAGATTGATGACGTATTGGCTGGACGCAATGCAACTCAAAAAACATTAAGTGAGCGACAGCAAGCACGTCAGGTAGCCTTGGGGAATAAAACAGATGCGCCTGATGACTCATATAACGAAGGCAAATTCCGTATGAGTGTGCGTGATGTACGCAATGAAAAGACTAATAAAGTCCGCGAACAGATTAGAACCGCAGACAGGAAAGTTGACGCACAGACGCAAAAATTTGCACAGTCATCACCAATGGCAAAAGCAATGGTTGCTGACTTTAAGAATAAGGCTGGCCGTAAATGATGGGACGTATGAACAAGCGTATCAACTCATTGTCACATCGTGGTTTGCTAGTGACAGAACAGGCAGAACACGGTCTAAGTCAAACGCCTTCTATGGAAGAGGCACAACGACTTGAAATGAAAGAGCATGGTCTAAAGAGTACTCCTAGCGCACAAAAACTTTTTAATGCTGAAATGGTTGAGCATCAAAATGGGATGGGGCCTATTGTAATTCGAGGTACGCAAAAACAACGACAGGAGGCCAATGAAATTTATCGTGGTAAGCAAATTAACAAATATTAAACAAAAGAAAATGGGCAAAGTAATGCACGAATATAAGGCAGGTACTTTGCAGTCATCGTCTGGTGGCAAAGTCACTAGTCGTAAGCAAGCAATTGCAATTGGTATGTCAGAGGCCGCTCAGGCCACTAAGAAAGGTAAGAAGTAATATTATGCCAATGGGAATGCCTTATCCAAAGGGTGAGATGGCCATGAAAAATGGCAAGATGTCCATGTCTGAAATGATGGGCGTAGAGCGTAAGTTGCCAGCACTGGAAACAAAAGAACATGGCTCTAAGATGAGCAATATGAAAGATGTTAAAAAGGCTGAAGCCAAAGAATATGGCAAGGCTCCTTCATCACGTATGGCTCTTGCTAAGGGCGAACTCAAGGAACACGGCAAGAAAGCCTTTGGCTTTACAAAGAAAAAGTAGCGACTATGAATCCTCCACAAACAGACAAACTATCAATCCTGCGTGCGGTGCTTGCTCAACTTGCTGGAAGTGGAGCCATCCCTACAGATGCCTTTGGTCAGACAGCACTTGGTGGGCAATCTGCGCCTAATATGTCAAATCAATTTGGACAGGCGGCACTAGGTGGAAGTAATAGTCCATCTAATATGGCCGCACCATCTGGATTTGATGCTACAGTGCGTGACACACGGTATAAGCCACCACTGTTGTCGCAGACTGACCCTTATTATTCAAGTTTGGAAGCACAGGTTCCTTCTGGTGATTGGTTAAAAACTGGGGAACTTACTGGGCATAGAAGCAGTTACGGAGGATTTGGTAGAACTGCATTAGGAGATACGCCTATGGTTGAACCATTTAGTCAATGGGAATCACCTACAACTAAAAACGTTCATCTAGGTAACGGTAAATATACTAGGATAACTGTAGATGGTAAAACACCAAAAAAACAACCATCTAAAAGTGATGAAAAACCTGCCACTAACAAAATGCAACCAGATGTAGAATCGGCTCCTACACGGCAAACAAATCCTGATGTTATGGGTTTTGATGCGGCGTTGCGTGGTGAAGGTGCATCGGATAAAGCGCGTGCAGTACAGTCTTCTGGTAAGCCAGCACCTAAAGCATCTACGCAAACATCTGGAAAGCCAGCATCTACTGGCTCACAGGCTAGTCCACAACAAGGCAAGCCAAGTGAATCTGGTAAGTCTGCACCTGTAACGCAAGCCGAACCTAGTGGTGAAGCACTTAGTTACTTCCGTAAAAATAAGACTAGTGCAGGATGGGATGCCCTTGGCACAGGCGTATCACTCGTCCAACAAAGTATGAAACCGGAAAAGGGCGGGCTGAAATCACGTGCAGAATACGATAGATTGCTCCGTGGCTCTGACAACTTTAAGAAGTTAGAGGGCAATGAGCAACAGCGTGTTCGTCAAGCATTTGCTCAATGGATGAATGAACAAACCATCTTTAAGGGTAAAGCATAGGAGAGCCTTATGGCTAAAACAGTAGTTCCTGAACCTGCGGCAACACAACCGCAGGTATTTCCTTTTCGGCGTATGGGTGAAATCAAGACTGCAAACAATATGCTTAAAGGTATGAATAGTACCTTTCGTGTAGGCAACTTGATGAACCCTGCAATGCGCCAATCAATGTGGGATACCACTAACTTGCAAACGCAGGACGATGAATGAGTATCAGCATAGGCGAAGATGGCATCCGTTACAGAACTAACAGTAACGGTGTTGTCGTAAAACTATGTAACGCAAAAGTCAGTCATGGCGAGTGCAACCAACCTGCCGTGACTGGCCGCAACTTCTGTATCAATCATGGAGGTCGTGCATCTTTAGTGCATGAACACGGCAACTTTGTACATGGATTGTGCAGTGCAAACAAAAAACGATTTAGCAATATTGGTCAACAACTACTAACGCGTATTAACGAGTTACGTGACGACCCTGAACTGTTTAGCCTAAAAGACGATGCGGCATATATTACTGCTATCATCGACCAGCGCGCAGAGGCGGCTACAGAAGGCATTAGTGGTGCGTTACTGCGTGAACTACGGGAAACATATCTATCTGCCGCACGTGATTACAAGTCAGGTGATTTACCGGCCTTTCAAGAGTCATTTAAAGTACTGGGGTCAATGCTGACTGAAGGTGCTAACTCTGTCAAGGCAACAGATGAAGTTCTTGAATTGATTGCTAGGCGTGTTGGTGTTGTTGAATCTGAGCAACGTATGGTTCATGCTAAGGCCTATACCCTTGAGGTAGACCAAGCCTATAGCCTTATCAATCAATTTCTAACTATCATCAAAGCGTCGGTGCGTGATGCAGATGACTTGCACGCTATCAAATCTGGTGTTGCTAAGTTACTTAAAACATACAAGACTGATGCTGACCAAAACATTATTGATGTAGAGGTTGTCGATGAAGAAGACTAGCGTAAATACGCGCCTTGTTCCAAAGGCATTCAAGAAGTATGTTAGGCCAGATAAAGATTTATCACTTGCTTTGCTTGAGGCCGCATTAGATGACCTTGAGCAAACTATACAGGTTGGTGACTTTGATAGTGGCAGTGCTTATCCTAGCGATGGTGCAGAACTAGATTACAGGCATTGGCTTAAGGCATATGCACCACACGCCGCGTCATCGCCATTGGGTGAACATCATATACGTGCATGGGAATGGGCGGATGGAATAAAGCAAAAAGACCCGCCACCAGCACTGATTGAATGTTGGTTTCGCGGTGGTGGTAAGTCTACTACGATGGAACTTATTGCAAGCCGAATTGCGGTTCGTGCTACAAGGCGATTCCTCCTATACGTCTGTGCAACACAAGAAGCGGCTAACCGTCACGTACAAGATATTGCAACAACCATGGAGCGTTGTGGCATAGAAAGAGCCGTTAATAAATATGGATTCAGTAAAGGTTGGAATGCGAGTAAGTTACGGACTGCTAACGGGTTCAACGTCTTGGCGTTTGGCCTCGACACTGGCGCACGTGGTGTCAAACTGGATTACCTACGTCCTGACTTTATTATTTTTGACGACATTGATGAACTTGACGACAGCGTTGGTCGCGTCGATAAAAAGATAGCAACTATCACCCAGACTATCCTTCCTGCTAAAAGTGTTGACTGCGCTATTGTCTTTGTACAGAACCGTATTCACGCAAACAGTGTGATGTCAAAGGTATTAAGTGGCGAGGTTGATATGTTGCAGAATAGGCAACAGTCACCTATTGTTCCTGCTATTCAAAACCTAACGTATACAACGGATGAAAAAGAAGATGGACGTATTGGTTATCGTATTACTGGTGGCACTCCTACGTGGAGTCATAAATCTGTGGAGATATGCCAGCGAGAAATAGATGACTTTGGCCTGATATCGTTCTTACGCGAATGCCAACATGAGGTAGGCGTAGGTGGCCTATTCTTCCCTGACTTCAGAGAATATGGGCCAGAGGGTGAACCGTGGCACGTTATAGATAATGTCCATGTACAGCCATGGTGGCGCGTCTGGGCTAGTCATGACTTTGGTACAGGTGCGCCTTGTGCCTTCTTGCTTTATGCCTCAGACGATAAAGAGAATATCTACGTCGTAGGTGAAATATATGAAAAGGGTCATGTCTCATCATCGCAAGCACAACTTGTCTTAGACCTACTACGTTCACGTGGAATGGCAGAGCCTATTGATAGGCGATTCCCTGATGCTAAGTGGAATACACGCCTTGAGGCTATTGCCTTTGACTGGGCTAATACTTTTCCACCGGAAAACATACAACAACGCATTGGTGAATATCCTGTAGAGATTTGGTGGGAACGTGGGTTACCTGCTGTACGTGCAGTCAAAGACCGTAAGGCTGGATGGCGACGTGTGCAGGAATGGCTTACAAAAACACATATGGTAGAAGGTGTAGGTGTTCCAAAACTACGCATCACCAGAAACTGTCCAAACCTCATTAAAGAAATTAGTAAGGCAATGGCTGACCCGCGTGACCCAGAAGAACTTGACCGTGGCACAAAAAACGACCACGCTATCGACTCATTCAGGTATGGATTAATGTGGCGTGAGTATCCGGTTGCTTGTCCTGAAACAGAGAAGAAGCGTATTGACCGGCCATCATGGCTAAATGAAGACAGAAAGCGTGACTGGATATGATGCTTCTTGAATGGTTGCTGTTGCTCACATTGATTGTAAACTGCATTCAACTGTATATATTTATCAATAACTTGCAGGTACTACTTGAAATATCTGGACGTAACAGTCCACGTAAGCAAAACGTGAAGGAATACATCTGATGTCATTAGGAGACTTGCTTGGTGACTTGGTTGGTAAATTGCGCCCAAACAGTCCAAAGATGACTGCGTTGAAGGCCCCATCAAAACAAGGTACGCCCGGTTCCTTTGAGGGGACTGACTACGACCTCGTTAATGAGGATGACCTTACTCTTGACCACAACGCGCAAGAGTGGAAGCGAAGCCCTAAATTAGAAGGCGATGAACAACGGCTAATTGTTACGTTTGTTAAAAATGCATTTGAAGCATCCTATCGAGCGCGTCAAGAGATGGAACTCGAGTGGGCGTTGGCTACTGCCTTTTTTGAGGGTCGGCAGTGGATGCGTATTGCAAGCCAGACACGTAATCTAATATCGTTGCAGAACAATACAGAACTCAATCGATACATTACTGTTCAGAAGATGCGGCCATTGATTGATGGTGTAGTAGGCAAACTTACACAGGTAAGCCCTGATGCATATGCTATTCCATTGTCAGATACACCTAGAGACCAAGATGCATCGGATGAAGCAAACATCATCTGTAATCACTTTAATCGTAAGTTTAAGCGAGAGACGCAACTAAAAGAACGCGTGCGCTGGGCTTGTGTTTGTGGCACGTCGTATCTAAAAGTGTATTGGGATTCAAAGGGAATGCAGACGGTTCCATTTTTTGACCCAATGACTGGTGAGATACAGGGATATCAACAGATGTCCATTGGTGATGTGCGTGAAGAAATCCTTCCTGCCTTTGACGTATTCGTAGACCCTACCGCAAAGCGTGATGAAGACATCCGCTACATGATTCATGCGTCCGTGCGTCCATTGTCGTGGTTTGTAGATAACTATGGTGACAACGGAAAGCGTGTTACGGCAGATGCAATCAGTGGAGCAAACGGCTCGTATGTTGATGCGTACCTTGAAGGTGGAAACGGTAGCGGTAACGGCTGGGTTCCTGCAAGCACTGCACGCCTTGGCCAAATTGAAAGCCGACGACGTGCGGCTATTGTCTATGAATACTGGGAAAAACCAAACGAACAGTATCCTAATGGTCGATACATCGTCAGCACAAACACGTGTCTCCTTTATGCAGGAGATTGGTTGTATGAAAAGAAGGATGAGTTCCCTTTCATCCCGCTTAGATGGCAACCACGTTCCGGAACCACATACGGATACTCATTAGGCTTTGATTTATGTCCATTGCAACAGACATACAACCGCATCTATTCAAGGATGCAGGAACAGTTTGAAAACCAAAAAGACTACGTCATGGTTCAGAAACTGTCAGGAATTGGTGCGGATGCATTCAACAATCAATCTGATGGTGTAGATGATTCAAGTCGTATCTATCGAAAGATTTACTACAATCAAGCCTCACAGCCACCGATGATTCAACGTGCGCCGGGTATCGGGCAAGACCTGTATCCGCTGTTGCAGATGCTTGAAAAAGACATGATGGACATTGCTGGACTCCATGATGTATCGCAAGGCATGGCACAGGCTGGTACACCTGCGGAATCCGTACGGCTACTACAGCGTGCTGATAACACTCAGCATAGTTATATTCGTGCAGACATTGAGATTAGCAATGCCAAAATCAAGGAATGGGAAGTTGCCCTCACCGCACAGTTTGGGGTTGCCCCATTTGTCGGACAAATGGAGGAACGAAGGTCACCCGCCGACGAGTTACGAACTGGAGTTATTTCGTTCGACCACATTCGTGAAGGCGGCCAGTACCGCATTGAATACGTTCCGGGTTCTGCTCAGGAAGATAGCCCAGACCAAAAACTCCAGAAACTAATGGCGTTCAGGCAGATGGGATTGTTCGGAGACCCAGCAGACCCGTCGACCAATATGCTTGTTATCAAGATGCTTAAGTTGCCAGAGACCAGCATGATTATGGAACACCTGCAACAACAAGAACAGAAGATGCAAGAGATGCAAGCGTTTGCTATGGAGCAAGCACAGGCACAACAACAACCACCACCATCTAACTTTGACCCACAGGCCGAAGAGATGCGTACACAACTCGATATCACAAAGATACAGGCGCAACAGGGAGCAAAACTTGAAGCCGATATCCAGAAGATGCGGGAGCGGTCAAAACTCTTACAAGAGAATGACGCGGCTAAGTCAATGGTTTCCATCTCACAGAAGAGTATTGAGAAAAATATCTTTCCTGAGACAGAGCAAAAGACTGGCAATAAGTAACAATAGGGAGCAATAATTCAAATGTCAGAAGAGATGGCGACACAAATGCCCGATTCGCCGACGGGTGCTTCAGACAACAATGGTGCTGGAAGTGCCATTCTGGACATGGTGCGGGAAAACGTCGAACCCACATCATACGCCCAAGACGTAAATACACAGGGTGTCCAAGAGTCATATGACGTATATGACTTGCTGGGAGTTGAACAACCTACCAGTGAACCACAGGTGCAAGATGACCTAAACCCTGTTCCATACGACAGGTTCAAGGAAGTCAACGATAAGGCCCGAAATGCAAACGAGCGTTTGTCAAAGTGGGGCGATGTAATTCAGGAGTTTGAGCGGCAAGGATTCAATTCGGCGGATGACCTCCGTCAGACCATAATCAAGCAACAGCAACAGGCTCAGGAACAACAGATTGTTGACAGATACCGTGAACTTGAGGCCCAAGAACTAGTCGACCCAACAACCGGTAACTTGCAAATGCAAGCCGAGTTGGAGCGGTTTAGATATCAACAGGCAATGTCACAGGTTAGTCAGTTCATGATTGACCAGCAGAAAACCACTGCTATCAATCAGTATCCTTTGGCTAAACAAAATCCAGAAGCGGTGGATAGCCTTATCGCCAATGGACTTCAGCCAGATGTAGCCGCCCGTGTGATTCATGAACAGATTGAAAAACTCTCTAAGGCACTGGTTCCGCAACTCCTGTCAAAGTTACAAGCCGGACGTACTGCTCCCACGCCGACGAATAACTCACAGACTGCACGACCAGCAGTATCAAACGGTGGACAACAACAGTCACAAGGTGGACGACAATCGCTTGCTCAGTTGATGGGCATTTCACGCGGACGACAAAACATCTAAGGTAAAAAACAATGGCAATTGATTTCAATGGTGCATTGACGCTGGCAGACCACGCCGCTCTAAGCAATGACCCACTAGTAAAAGAGATTACAAAGTCTCTTCATCAGACATGGAATGCTCTTAAAGACATCCCACTCTATACCAGCCCTTCCCTCAAGCAGGTTGGTATGCGCTACCTCAACAGCGGCATTCCAGCCCCAAACTGGACTGGTGTAAACTCTGAGCCAGTAGCAGTCAAGGGTCGTCCAAAGTCCTACGAAGAGCAGATGTATCTGATTCGTAACAAGATTCTTGTTGACCACGTACTGCTCGACCAGCCGACGAATATCATCGACCCAATCGAAGCACAGGTTCAAATCTTCCTTGAAGGTTTTGCGTATGACTTCAACGATAAATTCGTAAACAATAACCCGGCAACGGGTAATGTTGACTGTTTTCCGGGTCTGAGTTATCGCATGGATAACCCAGCCGATTACGACATTCCATCTGAAATGGACTTGGCGTTGACGGGTGCGTCTGCTGACCTATATACAAACAGTTCCACAACTGCAAACAACTTCATCTTCAAGATGCAAGAAACTCTTGACAACATGAATGCACCTGATGGTGATGGTGTTGTGTTCTACATGAACGAGGCAACTAAGCGTCGTATCGAACTTAACATCCGCGTCATGGGTATTGGTGCTGGTTTTGACATCACGCAGGATTCGTATCAGCGTCCTGTAGAGAAGTACAAGAACGCTACTATCCGAACAGTCGGACGTAAGTCAGACGGTACAACTGCTATCATCGCAGATAACCTCAACAACGGTGTAGGTGCTGATGCAGGTAAGTGTTCACATATCTACGCTGTTCGTTATGGAACAGGATATGTACAGGGATGGCAGAGTGGCCCATTCAAGCCACAGTATCTTGGCCTTTCCAAGGAAAACGGCATTATGCACAATGTCGTATTCGACTGGGGAATTGGCTTGTGGATTCCACACACTCGTGCAGTAGCCCGCATGAAAGTCCGTGTTTCGGCTTAATAAAGAAGGAATAAGAAAATGCCTAGAGACGCTAAAGCATCGTTTAAATTCACAACGCGTACGCTATCCGCACCGCGATTGAAATCAACAGCAGTTACCAATAAGTTGGAAACCGCAATTGAATTAGATATCGGTAGTGCAGTAGCCTATAGTTCCGTATCGGACGTATTCTCGTCGCCAAACATGGTTCTTGGAGCCGCGGCAGACTTTGGTACACAGGCTGACACACCAGCAACAGGGTCTACTGACCTTGCTGGCGTGTTCAATCAGTCCGAACTATATGCAAAGATTGTTGTTACTACCGGGGCTGGAGCATTTACCAATGCTGGAACCCCACAGTTTCAGATTGTTGGTTCAGATACCTCAACCGTTAATGCAACATCATTTGCCCTCAGCACAGGTGTTGCTGAAATTAGCCCAGCGGTTAATGCAACAACTACAGTTAGCACGTCAGTCATCTATTACCTGCCGGTAAAATCTACCAAGAAATATTGGCAGTTTCAGTTGAATGGCACAGCAAGTGCCGCAGTAACTACGACCCCAACCTACACAATCAAAATGTGTGGTCTTGTAACTAGCCGTGATGGCGCGCAGTCCCTGTAGTTAGATAAAAGCACATGACAAGAGCAAATCTAAAACAACGTATACGAGTTATTGGTGGGCATCTGTTTAATACAGGTGCTGACCAAGACCCGTTTGGCTTGGACTTGCTCTTGATTGAAATGGCTAACCAGATAGCACGGTCTACCGACTGTCTGGTTGGCCGCAGATATCTAGATACAGTTGCCGGTCAAGATGAATACTGTGCGCCTGATATATATAAGGTGCGCGGTATTTACTTTTTGGATAATGGCGACTATAAACGCGTTCGTCAAATGAACTGGTCAACAGTTGAATTTGACTCAAGACGCAATGACACAACTGCCACTACCCCTGACTTAGTAGTTATCTATGGAATGAATCGCATAAGGTTCAAGCCAGCACCAACAAATGCTATTACGTCAGGGGTTATGCTTGAAGGGTTTATGCAACCCGGCGATATCTGGCAGTACAACGCCAATGGAAATATTGATACGTCTGTCCCTACTGAAGAGCATGAGTGTCCGCTTCCACAGGTAGCGCATGATTGCCTTGTGTACGCTGTTCTATATCAACGCGCTATGCAACTCAGAGACGTACCGGGGATGCAAATCTACCTAGGGGAATATCAGCGCAGGTTGGGCGACGTAGAGGCCTACGCGGCTATGTATCACACAAGGATGGTGTAATGGCTACACTTGCAGACCTCCGTAATGACACCCTCCTCCTACTTAACGAAGTTGGCGCAATAGGCAGTAGTCCTATTGGTGCTTTACCTGATGGTTCTGGTGGAACAACCATTGTTAGTACCACGGTAACCATCGACCAATTTATTAATGAAGCCGCCGCAGAGATGGCGCGTTCATGCGTATATATACCGACGACATTATCAACTGCCGCATTTACTGGCTCAGTTCTATCCTTGAGTACATCAAGCATTTGGTCACCCATGAGCGTGACGGTTGGAACGTCAGTTCTACAACACACCTCTGATTTACGACTACGTGCATGGCAACCAAACTTTGAAACATTTACCGGTACGTTTACACTGCCAAATGGTGGAACAACAACATCACCGACGTATTGGTATAAGCGTGAACCACAGACACTTGCAATCTTTCCTACGGTAGCAACGTCATCTACAGTTGTTGTTTATGGGGCTGGTTTACCACCGGCAACCGGCATATATGTCACCACGCCAACAGGCGGTGGTAGTGCTAACATCGGTGGCACGTTTGGTGCAGTTAGTCTTGTCGTAAATCAACCTGTGTATTTCACAACTACAACGTCGTTGCCGTCAGGCCTTACACTCGGCACAACGTATTACATACTTACAAAGACCGCAACGAACATTACTGTTTCAACTGCCCCGGGTGGCGCGGCAGTAACAATAGCCGGTGCTATACCTGCCGGTGTACATAGCCTGAATGCAGATTCACTCTTTGCACCTGATGATGTTTTGCGTAACTGCTTGCCTATGTATGCGGCATACAAACTAGCAATGAAGAACCTTGACGACCCGTCACTTGCCGCCAGAATTCAACTGTGGCAACAGTGGTGGTTTGACTCAACAATGCGGCTTTGGAATCAATTAGATTCATCGCTTAAAATGGAAGGTAGTCCATATCAATCGCCTCCGGTTGCACCACCGGCGGTGAAGTAGAGGTGAATATGCAGATTAATCCAGACTGGTTCTCAGCCGGTATACAGATATTAGTTACGCTTACAAGCATTGCCGCAGGATACACAGCCTTAATCGTCAGGCTTGTAAAGATAGAAACATCGTTAGTCAACATACTTGATAGCCTTATTTCGCAGGGTAGTGAAGTCAGACGTATAGAAGAACGGCTAGGGAAACTTGAAAGCCGTGTAGCCAAGATAGAAGGAAGCCTAGAACGATGAATACGATTAGCATTAAAAGACTCGCAGTGGTTGTGCTTGTGGCTTTCGTAGCTGCTTTTACCAGCGTGTTTGGCGATGGCATCAGGACAAGCGAAGCACACGACATCGCCGAACTGGGCGCAGTGCTGGTACTGTACGGCTCCAAGGCGGTAGCGGCGGGTGTGTCCGCTGCGGTGTCTAGTGTGCTTGCGTTCCTTACGATGCCGTTCAAGGGTGTAGGCGTGAATGCTTTGAAGGTGGGCAAATGAACTTTGTAAACTTTGACATTGTCAAGGAACCAGCACCATCCACCGACTGGCGTGTCTTTGGTGACATCTACGATGATTCAAACAACCTAATCG